TGTAAATATAAGGAGTGATTAATATGAATATTGATTTATTAATTGAACGCTACAAAAAGCGGAGAAGTACTTACTAAAGAAGAAAAAAATTGTATTTATCCAATTCTCGGCAGAATACCCCCACTTCTAAGCGAAGCGAAAATGGGGGATGAATGCCGATTTTTTTACTGAAACTATTGACAATCAGTAAAATATGTGCTATAATAAATACATAGGAAATATCCTAAATTTGAAAGAAAGGAGAAAAGCTATGTATCTTACAATAAAGCAAAAAGTAAAGCATCTTTCAAAAGAAGAATACAGTATTTTGAGAGAATTGTGTCATACAGCAAAAAATCTTGCCAATGAAGCAATCTACAATGTCCGTCAGTATTACTTCACAGAGGGAGAATATTTGAAATACGAAAAGAATTATGCGTTGCTGAAAAACAGTCCCAATTACAAAATGCTCAACTCCAATATGGCACAGCAGATTCTGAAAGAAGTAGACGGCTCATTCAAAAGCTTTTTCGGACTGCTGAAACTTGCAAAAAAAGGCAAATATTCTTTTAGGGACTGCAAATTACCGCATTATCTGCCAAAAGACGGATTCACAACACTTGTGATAGGATTTGTCAGGCTGAACGGAAATAAGCTGATTTTGCCATACTCCAATACATTCAAAAAATCACATAAGCCTGTTGAAATCAAGATACCGTCGATACTTGCAGACAAACGCATCAAGGAAATCAGAATCATTCCGAAATCAGGAGCAAGGTTCTTTGAAATTCAGTATACTTACGAAGCTGAATGTATTCAGAGAAATCTTAACAAAAACAATGCACTTGCTCTGGATTTAGGAGTAAATAATCTTGTGACTGCTGTATCAAATCAGGGCAGAAGTTTCATCATTGACGGCAGAAAACTGAAATCCATTAACCAGTGGTTCAACAAGGAAAATGCAAGGCTGCAGGGTATCAAGGACAGACAGGGAGATAAAAGAAGAACAACAAACCGTCAGAAAATCTTAGCTGATAAAAGGAACAGACAAGTCAATGACTATATGAGCAAAACTGCAAGGAAAATCATTGATTATTGTATTGCTCATGATATTGGAACGCTTGTAATCGGATATAATGAAACATTTCAGCGTAATTCTGATATGAACAAGCGTAATAATCAGAATTTTGTCAATATTCCGTATGGGAAACTGCGTTCCAAACTTGAATATCTATGCGAATTGAATGGTATTGTTTTTGTAAAGCAGGAAGAAAGCTATACTTCACAAGCATCTTTCTGGGACAGAGATAATATTCCTGTCTATAATGCAGACAATCCGCAGTCCTATAAATTCAGCGGAACACGCATACGAAGAGGTCTGTACAGAACTGCTGACGGAACATTGCTCAATGCAGATGTCAACGGTGCATTGAATATTATTAAAAAAAGTAGCGTTGTGGACTTAACAGTCCTATACGGTAGCGGCGAAGTGGACACGCCTGTAAGAATAAGGGTTGCCTGAAAAGGTGGAAACTTAAATACCAATCTTCTTACGAAGCCCACACCTCTTTAGGTGGGGGAGAGTTCACGATGGATATACTAATTATATAAATAGTAAAACTAATTTATCAGAATACGAAAAGAAGTTAATAAATAATCATCTAAAGAATATGATAGTGCATAGTTCAAAACTATATACATTAGATGACTTAAGTAATTCAATCGATGATATTTTGAAAATAACAAAAGAAAAAGAAATATTGTCTACTAATTTAAGAAAGTGCATCAACAGTAAAAATTTAAACGTAAATGAATTATCTAATTTATTACATTTACCATATTCAACGGTTAATGACTGGATAAACGCAGTAACTTATCCTCGTAGGGATAAATTAATACGTTTATCAGAATTATTAAACGTGGATATAACAGATCTAACTGAAGAAAAACGCAACATTATACCTGTTTTAGGTTCAATCCCTGCAGGTATACCAATAGAAGCTATAGAGGATATAGTCGATTTTGAAGAAATACCGAAAAACTGGTTAAAAGGTGATAAAGAGTATTTTGGTTTAAAAATAAAAGGCGATAGTATGTATCCGTATTACAATACAGGTGATACCGTTATTTTTCAAAAAACAAGTGATTGTGAAAACGGCTCCCATTGTGCGGTTATGGTGAATGGCAACGATGTGACATTTAAAAAACTAATTAAAAATAGTGAAGGTATTATCTTAAAACCATTAAATGATGATTATGAGCCTATATTTTATACCAATAAACAAATAAAGGAACTACCAGTAAATATAATAGGTGTTGCAAAAGAAATAAGAAGAAAATTAAATTTTAATTAATAAAAAAGGTTAAAGTGCACATTGTTACCCGACAAAACACTTTAACCCCACAATAGCAAAACACTTGCGATATTTTGCTTTCTGCATTATATCATATTATTTAATTTTTTTGCAAGTGTTTTGTATAAAAAAGGAGGATTTTATATGAAACGTGGGAACGGTGAAGGAACTATTACAAAAACAAAAATAAATGGTATTGATTATTGGATGGCTGAGTATACATTAGGATATGTTGATGGTAAACGAAAATACAAAAGGTTATATGGAAAAACCCGAAAAGAAGTTAAAGAAAAATTAGATAAGTTAATAATTGAAATTGGAACGGATACATATATAGAAAAACAAAAAATTACATTATACAGTATATGTAATAATTTAATAGAATATGAATACAAAATGAATTTACTCAATGATAGTTCATATTTACGAAAATTGGATACATTAAAACAAATAGATAAACATTATATCGCCCGAAAAAATTTACAAGACGTGAATGGTTATGATGTTAAAGATTTTTTAGTATATATTACTAAATATTCAAAATCTACTATTACTAAATTATATGGTGTAACAAATAAAGGTTTCAAAAAAGCAGTAAAAGACAACGTGATTAAAAAGAATTTTTTAGATGATAAATTTGAATACGGTATACCAAATTCAAAAAAGCAAACTAAAAAAATAAGAGCGTTCACGCTGGACGAACAAAAGCAGTTTTTAAACGTGTTAAAAGAAAATGATATAAAAAAGATACCTTACAAGTATCAGTTTTTACTAGGTATGTTTACAGGGATGAGAATGGGCGAAATTAACGCTCTAACGCTTCAAAATATCGATTTAAAAAACAACATGATATATGTTAAGGCCACTCTCACAAAATCGGTTTTAGAAGGTATTACGAAAGGAGAAAAGACAAAGACATATGCAGGTATGAGGGATATTATAATAGATGAGCAAGTAAAATCTATTTTAAACGATTATATCAATAATTATTATGTGGAAAATAAAGAAAAGCTATTATTTTATGATTTTAAAAATAATACATATATTACTACAAATGAAATTAATTGTAGTTTTAAACGATTGTGTAAAAAATATAATATTGCTAATAATGTAAATCAACACATGCTACGACATACATTTGCTACACGTTGTATAGAGTCAAATATGCCTGCACACGTATTACAAAAAAGATTAGGACATAAATCTATTAATATTACATTAGATACATATTGTGATATGTTTTCACAATATCAAACCGAACACATAAATAATACTTTGGATTATCTTAATAAAAATGGTTTAAATTTATAGTAACGTTTATAGTAACATTAAGACACTTTGAAAGTCATCTAATGACATTTTAAAAATATAAAAAACTGTAAATAATTGAAAATACTAATTTTCAAAAGCATTAAAAAAACGGCTAAAAGTAGCCGTTTTTACGTGTTTTGGTGCAGATGACCGTAATCGATTTTATTAATTTATACTCGAAAAGCTTTTAAATAAAGGCTTTTCACTTTTTTATATTTTTTGATTTATAGTAATTTTATAGTAATAAAGCTACACTATGTTAAATAGTGTAGCTTTATTTGACAACTTTTCAAATATATTTTAAGGACTAATTAATAAGAAGAAAAGAAAAATATATGTTAAACAATCTATATTGTAATTGTATTATATCATATTTAAAACAAATAATCTAGTTATTTTTTTATTAATTTTCCTTTTTTAATTAATTCAACTAGTTTGTTATTTTGTTTAGCCGTTCCTAAATAAGTTGTAATACCGTTTATTTTTGCTATAGTTCTTCTGTTTGAAAAAGAACTATTAATATTTAATGATTTTAGTATATCAACTATACTTACACTTTTGCCGGTATATTTTGGATAATAAGTGTAAGTAACTGTATTTGAGGTATAAGTGTAATCAATATATTTTAATTTGGCGTGTGTTGTCCATGTTCTAGTATCATATCCTGTCTTTTTACCTATATTTCCAACCGCAGTTATTTGCACGCCGTCATCCCATTTTGGAGTACATTCAACCGCTAGTCCATCACCTATATAAATACCAACATGACCGGTCATGTGCAATATTTCGCCTATTTGGATATTATTAAAATTAGTTGATACACCTGTGCAATAATTTAAAATATCATACGATGATACATCCGGCACATTGTTACTACAATATTTAGCGCCACCATAAACAGCATTTATATCACCAGTCCAACCCCACAAAATGCCTTTTATCAAACACACACAATCAAATCCAAATGTATCATTAGTAGAATTATTTATTTTTGATTTTCTTGTTGATTGGGCGTTGTATGTATCGTTACTAGTGTATCTTTTCTTGTTTTCTGCGTTGAGTGGAGCGCCAAAACAACCCTTGATATAAAGTGTTTTGTAATTTTTTGGTATGTTACTCGCTATGTCTACAAAATTTTTATTATTCATTCAACATCATCCTTTCAATTATCTTTTTTTAATTGTTCTAAAATAGTTGTTAGTTTCTTTGGTATCGGCAACCCGATTTTACTCCAATTTTCAATAATACTTAAACTTTCGTTTGCTATAAAAAAGTAAATTACTAGTGTTCTTATTGCGCCGGTTTCACCTGTTATTTTATCTGCAATAACTGCTACGGCTACTAATACAAAATATCCTATTTTTTTAATTATTCCTTTGAAACCTATTACACTATTTAATTCTTTGTTGTAAATGGCTTTCAAAACCCCTGTTATATAATCCAACAATACTATAAATGTAAGTAATCGGATAGGGACATCCCACCCACCAAAACAAAAAGTAAGTACAGTTGATAATATACTAATTATTGTATTAAAAACGTTTTTCATACTACCCCTCCTTTTTTATGCGGTACGCTTCCAATAAAACTTATCACAAAAACTATCCAACATGTCCGTACCACGTATAGTCCACATGAACTGTACTAGCATACTACTGCCGGCCGGTAAATCAGCACTAGTTGAGCCTCTACGCATTACATCTCTTGTTTGTATTTCACCAGTAGCGCTTACATTATAGTCTATTATTGCTTGTCCTCCATCGGTGAATTGCGAAAATCTATTATTAAATCCAAAACTTGATATTCCAAATTTCGATAAGGTAAGTTGTGCTAACGTTAAGCTATCATCATTTATTACAGATGCGTTAGTCCATGTAAAAGCAAGTCGTATGATGTGTTCGTTCCATTGTAACGTACCAGTTAATGCACTACATACTGATGTATTTAAGGTGTAATAATCGGTTGATATAGTAACGCTTTGAGTTTTAAACGCTTTGTCTACTAAACTCCATGTCCCACCAAAATAAGAGCTAGGATTGGTATTAGTAGAACTAATGTAAATACTATTCACTGGATATATTTGCAAAGCTATATTTTGCCATGCACTCCAATTACCCGCATTTTGTCCCCTAACGTATACTCTAGGTGTGCTACCATTGGCGATAAATAATTGTGTGTCATAACCGCCGGTATTGTCCCAGTCAAAATGTAATATATGTCCATCTGTAGGCGGTTTATTAGTTGTCATTGAGCTAGTAGATTTTAATGTTCTAACACCGCCCGCTCCGGTTATACCTATATCAGGTGTACTAGGTCGGCTAGTATCTTTGTACATGTTGTTTAAATATTTTACATTATCATATACTGCAATCTCGTTATTATTAATATAACATGTTCTATTATTTGTACTAATGAAAAATATAGGTTGTCCGACTGCTACTTTGATAGTTTGTGTCGTGGTAGATAAATTGTCTATTACCTGTATTTCTATTTCAAATGATTTAGTATTATCCAACGTCAATATAAAATCATTACAATTATATGTATTATTAACAATAGTAGCGTTTAAATCAATTAAATTACTCCATGTTCCGCCACTTTCTCTATATCTATATTTAATATTTGTGATAGTGTTTTTATTAGATCCGTTTATATTTAAAACACTATAACTACCATTTATTTTGATTATCGTTTCATCTTCAAAATTATTTAAACGGGTAGCAGTTGCATTTATAACTGGTTTTGCGTAATCGTATACAATTATATCTTTGTATACCGTTTTTGTTAAACTTCTACTATCGTATGCGACTACATTTAATCGTTGTGTACCTGCGGTTGTAATTGTCCCTATTTCTTTTACTATATCATTAGCACTATAATTAACACTAGCACTTAAATTCCCTATGGTAATCATGTAATTTTTAGCTGTAGAGCTGTTTTTAGCTACCATTTTATCAGAACTACTAATATTTACTTGTATAGTTGATAACCCTTTAACCATTACTTGGTCGTCTTCTGTAATAGCAACTGTAGAACTATTGCTATCTTTGTATGTGAAATTTGTAAACGTAGGATTTTCGTTTCCTACAATTTTATATGTACCGCTTTTTGTTAATACCGTTTGAGAACTATACACGCAATAATACACTGCTGTAGCGCTTTGTGCATTTGGGATACTAGCGTATAACGTATTTGCGTTTGGCGTGAATGTGATTGATGTACCGCTAGTACTACCGCTATACAATTGCGTACCGCTTGTATTAGTTTGTTTCATGTAAACAGTGCATGTTCTGCCTAACGGGTTATATATAGTTAATGTTTGACTATTCCCTATGATTAATGTAGCAGTTGAAATTGCTGATACATACGGATATTGATAAGTACTATTAGTAGTTGTGTTACTTTTACTAGTTAACCCGCTGTCTTTTCTAGTACACACCAAATACACATTATATGACGTGTTTGCGGATAAACTGCTGAGCGTGAAAGTGCTTGTCTTAGCGCCTGTAGAATTATTGTAAACAGTAGTATTTGAATAACTACTATCAGTTGATTTTTTATAATAAGCGATTACTTTAGTACACGTTTCACTCGTTGTCCATTTAAAAACTTGTGTAGTTTCTGTTTTACTGTTTAATGCTACCGTTGGAGTACTAGTAAAATAACGTGGTATAGTACTGAGTGATAAACTACCTGTTTTATTTTCATCACCACTATAATATACCTTGCCATGCAAAGCAAAAGAAATCGCAGAAGCTGTCCCATCTGCGTTATGTTTAACTGTGATTGTTCCCGATTTTGAACCGGTCGAAGCTGGAAAAGTATGTGTTGAATATGCAACGGTCCCCGGATTGTAAACAGTTGTACCGTTTACGACCACTTTACAACTATAAATAGTGTAATAATCAGCAGTACCACCGATACTTTCTAGTGTCCATTTAACAGTTGAAGTATTGTCGGTTACTGATGTACTTTGTTCTACAACCGTTAATTTCAAATATCGACCATGATAATCACTTGTTTGTACACTTGCCATTATTCCACCTCCTCATTTATTGTAGGGACAAACGCCCAACCTATCAAATTACCAGTTGTTACTGGTACTATTTTAATAGGGTTCATGGTAATCTCGTCCTCACAAGTTAACTTTTTACTAATTGTTGTATCCTTGTTTAAACTAAATATTTTAGTAACTACGCCGTTAATTTTTGAATATCCTGCAAACTCCAACGGCGACATAACGGTGTAATCACCCGCATAAATAGAAGATTTGACAAGTACACCATCTTTATTAATATTTACTTGTGTATTCATTAGTTCACCGTCTGCCTGTTGCCATTCTTGCTTGTATTCACCTACAGACAAAATATTATCTGTAAATGTTGAATTACTGTCGGCGCTTCCATAAAACTCTACATCATAATAATTGTTTTGTGGTAATAAACCTTGTAAACTATATTCTTTGTACAACTCATTACTATCATATTCTATGTTTATAGTGTATTCTTCAACATCGTTATAAATTTTAACATAGGCAGTACCTGCCAAACTTTTTTTAACTTTTGTGCTAAAACTATAAACAACCTGTCTTGTATTATCTGTACTTACACTTACATTAACTCGTTGTTTAACCGTTTTATCATTTAATATGAAAACATGTCCGCTGATACACCCATAATTGATACTTTCGGCGCTAGGCGTTATATCGAGCGTTCCATTGCCAGTAACATCCCAATCGGTCGGATTGTTTTGCGTATCATAAGCAAACATAACACTATTTTTAATTAAATTAGCGCCTCCGCTAGTCTGTACAGAATTTATTATATTAGTGATATCTTGGTGTATTTCTGTAAAATTTTCATGTATTATCCCATTTTCATCATACATATCAGATACTAATTGATTTATGTATTGTTCTTGCTTATTTACCGTAATTTCGGTATTTTTCAAACGTTTTGAAATTGTAGACGCATATTTATATTGCGTTTGGGTTAATGTAGGCGCTATTGTTTTTAATACTTCATTGATACCACCATCAAACGTAATTGTAATGTTGAATATACTAGTATTAAATAGATCACCTTCATTATTAACTATATCAATATTATCTGCTATTTCAAAATAACCCAAACCCTCTGTTTTACTTTCGAACGGATAATAACTTATACCATACATAGCATCGTAAATATCACTTATTGCACTTTCACGATTTTTGTCTATTATTTCATTGTTTTCAATCCTCCATTCGGTCAAACCGTTTGCATCTATACTTTCATCGTTTTTCATGTAAATATTATCTTCTTGTGGACTTCTGGATAATACAATACTGTTTATTTCACCAAATAAATTTTCTAGTTTCAAATTCATCATATTATCATACGTTAAACTTTCATTTGTAGCCGTCAACGGTTTAAAATATAGTTTATTATCGTGTATGATGGCGGTTGTGCATGTCACTTGTGCAATTTGTGTTATAATATCTCTGTATGTTATATCGTTTATATTCTCCCACAATTCTCCATCAATAATCCAGTTGTTATGTACTAGAAAATTGTCGTTAAAAAGTTCAACACCCACCTCATTACATAATTCAACTGTATAATCGTATAACGTAATAGGATATTCAATATTTAATGTGTTGTATGATTGCATTGTGGTTATCATTTTATCATAACCTATATATGTGCTTGTATCCTCATCTTTTATATAGGTTTGTTCTGTTATTAAAAAATCCCCATACGTCAAATATTCAAAACTATTATCATTTAATTTAACACCAAAACCAACCTCGACCCATTGATTTAATAAATTATATTCTCCATAGGATTTAAATTCTAATTTTCGCATTGCGGTAGCAGTTAAGTCGCTATCTACCGTTATTTTAAATTCAATTAAATCATTTTCACTGGTTATAGTATGTTCATCGGTATTAATAAAACCTTGCAACTCTTTAATAGGCGCTTGCATTGCGCTTTTAAAATCTTCACTTATAGAATACATATATATTAATACCTCCTTTTGGATACTGGCGTTAAACTAACGTTAAAGGGCTTGTATAAGCCCTTTTGTTTATTTAAAATTTCTATATCATAATCACTAGCATAATAAGAAGCAGTAACAGTATCTTGCACACGAACATCAAAATATTCTAATGTAAAATAATCAAGGTCAAATAATTCTGTTAATTCTGATATTTGCGCCTCAGTGCATATTCCAATTTTCAAAACTATTTTAGGAAATATACCTATCAAAGTAGCTCGCATATCACCATTCATATTTCTATCGGCGTTTTTCCACAATTTATTCCTACCAACTTTGTAATCAACTAAATTAGGTATTATATTATCGTTTATTTTAACTAATACACCGGTATAGCTCATAGATTATACACCTCTCTCCCTGTTTCAAATGCTTTTCTCTTTATACCATTTAGTAATTTATCAACTAATATGTCCTCGCCTATTTTAACAACTAGTTGTATAGGATTATCATCATCTGTTGGAATATCTTTTAATTTATCAACTAATTTATCAATCCAACCTGTATTATTTTCAAGCGGTATAACTGCCTCACGACCATTTTCGCCTATTTGGGCCAACGTTGGTTTATTTACAATACCACCCTTTGCCAAACGTGGTAAATTAAAAGTGGATAATTTAGATAAATTAACCCCCGGCACTTTATTAATTACTGTCAATAAACCATTGATAGCGTTTATTGGTGTGTTTAAAACACTTTCAATAGTTTTTAACGCTCCATTTATAGCTGTTTTAAATGCACTACCAACCGTATCGCCGACTTTATTACCTATATCCTTAAATTTACCTTTAATTGTAGTCCATATATTACCAAAAAATGTACCTACACTAGAAAATACACTTTTAATATTGTTGTATGCACTGGTAAATATACTTTTAAAATATGATCCAACCGTTGAAAATGTATTTTTAATACTAGTCCATATACTAGACGCAACGGTTTTTATTGTATTAAAAATACTAGTTACGTTGTTAACCATATTAGTCCATATACCACTAAACCATGAACCAACTACAGAAAATACTGTTTTTATACCATTCCATACATTACTAGCAATAGTTTTTAATACTTCAAAAACTGTTTTAACCGCATTTACCATGGTTTGCCATGCATTTTTGAACCATGAACCAACTACAGAAAATACTGTTTTTATACCATTCCATACCATAGTAGCAATATCAACTAATTTAGTAAATATAGTTGTAACTGCTTCAACTATATCCTCCCACAAATTAATGAAAAATTCTTCAACTGTGTTCCATGCTTTTATCAATGGTTCAATTACTTTATCTTTGAACCAATCACACACTTTACCCCATATTTCCTTGATTTTATCCCAAACTTTCAATGCTATTTCTTTAACCGTATCCCAATTTTTAACTAACAATATAATACCTGCTACCAATAACGCTATAGCGCCTATAACAAGCGTGATAGGGCTAGTCAAAATAGTTATTGCTGTCCCTAATACCGTTGTAACTGCTCCACATATACCGGCTACGACATTATATACACCCATTGCAATATTAACTAAATTCATTTGTACGGCTAATAAACCTAATGCAATCGCTACTCCTTCAAGTATTGCCATAGCCACTTGATTGTTTGATATCCATGTTAGCGCTTCACCTATATTTGTTAATACATCGGCTATTACGCCACCTGTCCATGTTGCAAACGGTACTAATACTTTGCTTAAAAACCACTCTATTACAGGTTTTGCATCGTTCAAGATGCTATTCAACACATCAACCGCTCCGCTTATTAATGTTAATGTCGCCGGCAGTATATTATTAATTACTACCTTTGAAATTGGTAAAAATACATGTTCATACAAAAATAACAATCCATCGCCGATATTTATTGTAAATTTCGACAATGCGTTCCATAATGTATTTAATGCAGTACTTATCTTATCATAATTGATATTTTTTATCGCTTCTGCGGTAGCGTTAAAAAATCGTGGCAATGCATCATTAACAGCCCATGTTGTAACAGGTTTAAGGTAATTCAATATAAAATCTTTTAATTGTGATTTTAATTTGCCACCCAACAAGCCTAATGCATCGGCTAAATTTTTTAATGAGTTGACAAGCGGTTTAAAATCCATATCTTTAGTAAATGCTTTTAATTTGCTCATCATAGTATCATACAATTCTTTAACTTTGTCGTTTACGCTTGAAGCAGTAGTATCAAACCCGCTCAAATCAATTGCACCTAGATCACCTATATCGCCTATATCACCAATACCCGTACTACCTGTACCACCTGTACCGCCTGCAGGACTACTTGATGTAGGCGTGTCATCTGTAGAACTATCAGTTAATACGTTCATTTCATCAAAACCGGCTAAACCTTGAAGCTCTTTTTTTAGTTTTTTAGCAGATGTAGTAGCATTGTTTAAACCTTTAGAGGCTTTTGTGCCACTATTGCCCATTTTATCTATACTATTGCTTGCCGTACTTGCACTTGAACCGACTCCGCTAATAGATGTATCAATATTTTTAACAGTTTTATTTGTAGATTTACCACCAAATAAACTAGATACGTAATTAACTGCTGTAGCTATTACTTTGATAAATGCAACTATATACGGTATTACACTACTTATTGCTTTAGCTATCGTTTGAAAAAATCCGGCGATATTACTTTGTCCGATAGCGTTCATTATGTCAGCAAGTCCTCTTGTAAATGCTGTTTTTATGTTTGCTATAGACGTAGCAACTCCTCCGGTAGCATTGCGGGCCTGTTCTTCAAAACTTTGAAAACCATTTACTCCATTTTGATTAAGTTCTATCATTTTAAGCATAAAATCATTCATACTTAAAGTACCATCACGCAACGCATCTCCTAATTGTGTACTACTTGCGTAACCCATTGCAACCGCTACTTGATTTAATTGCGCCGGCATTACAGACAACATAGAACGCCATTCCATCATGTCCGGCTTGCCTTTTGCGTATGCTTGCGATAATTGCTCCATTGCTGTCTTTTGTTGTTCCATTGGGGCACCACCTGCAAGTATAGCATTATTCATCGCAATAAACATTTCAGTACTAGCCTTAATATTATTATTTGCACTTGTCAAACGCTGTACGCTTTGAGAGGCGCTGTCTAAGGTTGTTGGTAAACCTGATAAAGCATTTTGCAATCTATCAATACTCGCTTGCGCATCTTCTGCATTTATACCTAAATTACTCATCACACGTGGAAAATTATTTAAAGTATCTAATCTACTTACTGCATCGTCCATTTGTGATGATATCAATTTTCCTATACCCAAACCAATTATAGCGGTTTTCAACAAACCAAATGTACTTGAAATACTACTTGATATTTTACTAGTAGTTTGTTTCATGTTACTCAATTCTTTTTGGGTGTTTTGTATTTCACTTCGTAAACTGTCAGTATTCGCTGTAATAAGTACTTGTAATTCTTCAACCGTCATTTTATTACACCTCCCATCTTTATCGTGTTACGGCGTGCTTGACGTTCCATATCTTCATCGCTCATAATCGTATTAGTTGGTTCATGTAAAAAAGGCGTATTTGGATATTGTTTAGGGTTATTAACCGCAAAAGCGATGTATTTACCTAATAGAAAATTTAAATAATCAGAATTTTCTATTTTTTGTTTGTATAGTTTATTGTACGCATTAATATGTTTTTCATATTGTTTTACATTCAAATTCCAAAAATAATTTAAATCTAGCCCTATAAGTATTGCTTCTTCTTCCAATTCTCGCCACATATCACCGAAAAAATTTAAATTTCCATTTGTTTGGAAATTTCTTTCATTTTCTTTTTCATTGTCTCCCTCAACATCTGTATGTTGACTTGACGGGATAAAAAACCACCATTTATCAACGCCTCCATAATATCAAGTACTAGTTCATCTTTGTCATGTTCTTCTAGGTATTCATCAATAGTATTCATTGCAACATGTTTACTTACACCATGCACGCCATTATCATCAATCAAACCTTTTTGTATAAATAGTGCAAGCATAGAAATACTTGTATCGGCAATACAATTTTCTATAGGTACTTTATTAACTTGTTCAATTTCATCAACCTTTATCGCTGTATATTTTAAATTTAATTTATCCATAATATCTCTCCTTTTTTTAACAATATAAAATATATAAGGGTGTAGTATTTCGCTACACCCTTATCCCACTATTAAACGCTTGCAGATGCTTTTGTATAAGTAGGTTTTCCACTAACTCTTAAAGTAGCTGTAAAAGTTGCTAAACCATCAACCGTTTTTTCGCCATCTTTAAATGATTTAACAAACGCAGTAAATGTCCATGTTGCGCCGGATGGATAAGTAACTATCCAATTCTCCAATGATTGACTTTCTGCTAACGCAAGCATTTTTTCAATATTTTCTTCATTTTTAATATTTCCGGCTATAGATACCTCACCGGCATCCTTTGAACCTGCAATAAATTCTTTGTAGTTATCCGGACTATCTAAATCAGTAGCGTCTATTTCTTCACTTTCAACGCCTATTTCACCGATACTTGTTAGATTTGCTATAGTAGTGTCTGTTAATTCACTTCCACTTTTGACTTTTTTCAATGTCGTACCCATGGTACGTGTAGCAGTTCCGCTCATTTATTTTACCTCCTTTATGCTATAGTATAAAAACGTGCGTTAATATGGTGTAGATTACCTATATTAGGGATATCACTACTGTATGTCATTCTATACTCCATATTTCTTAACGTGTTTTCTACTTCTGATAATACATTGCTCGCCGTTATACTATCGTTTGCATATATGTCTAAAATAATTTCGATATCTTGACTTGCAATTCTATTATCTAAATCTGTATTAATTGTGTTACTTCCTACCCTAAATATAATAGCTGGTAGAGTGTTGAATGTAGGCGGTTGATATTGCGCCACATAATAATTATCATTTATAGTTTTCAAATTGTTATAAATATCTGTTTTAGGTAAATACATATTAATTCTCCTTATTTTTTAACATCGTTTTTCAATGCAGTTTTCAACATGTTTGTAATACGGGTTTTATTTTGGGTGATTGCCGGATACAAAAACGGTTGTGCGACTTGACCGCTTGTTTTATAAAATGTTTCACCACCATCCGGCGTGTATATCCATGGTGTATCCCTGTATGACAATGATACTTTTGGATTAGGATACGTACCTTGCCCAACAGAACCAGTACCAAATTCAACATAAGGAGCATAATTAACATTAGTGTATACTTTACCTGTTATACTATTGCCTTGAATAATAACTTTTGGGTGTATGCTACTCCTTAAATTACCTGTGTCAACCGGACAAAGTTCTTTTGCTTGTCCATGAACCAATAATACCGCTTGTTGCATTGCTTCATTGACTTTTGAATGAGCAGTAATATTATTAAGTTTATTATTCAAATTTTCAATACCTTGCAATCTTATTGTAGCCATTTCACCGCAACAATTAGGTAATGACTATCAAATTTAAATACATCTTTGACATTATACACAATGTCGTTATAACTAATAATATCATTAATATTTATTGGGCAATTAATATTTGTAGTAATTGATATATCGATTGAATAGTCTATACCATACTCCTTTTGTATTTTTTCACAATTTGAAAAACTAACATTACCTTTAAACGTATTCACTATATTTAAACCTTTGTAGTTAACACCGCCCTCAGCATCTACAGTAACATTATTATCCATTAAATTAATTGTTTTATCATAAAACACATTAGATATTGTGTTAATCATTGTGCTCGGTATTAACAACTTTCACCCTCCTATATCTGTTAAGCAAAGCTGTAAACCCACTAAACAATTCATTGTCACTAGCACACACAAAATAATTTTTAATTTCGTTGCTATAGGATATTGACTGTCCATTATCACTAATAGAAACGATGGTTTGTTCTACATTACCATCGTTTCTTGTATTATTTTGTGCTTTTATCAAATTAGTATTAATTATATTTGCTAAAATACGCTCTAATTTAGGCGGTATATTGTTAGTATTCAAATATAATTGTATCCTGTCCAATACTTCATCGATAACAAAATCAATTAATTCAGTGCCAACTTCACTTATACTTGGATTAATAATTAATAAATATTCTTTAATATTAGTGATAATTTCGGTCATATTATTACCACCTTATATTAAACTGTTCCACTAACAGTATTATTAGAATATTTAATTAAATCAGGCATTACCGCCTTTGTTCCTTTGCTAAAGAATAACTCAAGTGCTATGTTTGGAGAAAGTTGTATTTTTTCTACATCGTATTGTTTTGCTACAACTGGTTGCGCTACTGCTCCATCGATCATACATATAATATCTTTGGTTTGTCTATGGTTTGAGAAAATACGTACCTTGTGGAAATATGTATCAGTTAATCCACTAATACTATTAGGAACATTATCAATATAATTCAACAATTCACCATATATAGCCGGTGTAACAGTTATTACTAACATATCTCTATCAACACCATCAACCCAATCATTAACAGTAGTTTCAACACTTTGTATCAATGCTTCAACCTTTTCCGCAATAGTGTTGTATGAAGAAAGGTCAACACCTGTTCCCTCACTTACTGCTGTTGCAAAAAATTGAGTATCAAGATATGCACTCATACGTTTTACATGGTTGTTTTTTCTCCTTTCAGCCATTCCTGCAACACCATACAACTCAATATCTTTCCATGCTAATTCTTCAACTATTTCTTTATCAGTATCAATATTAACTGTTACTTTACCAGTATTTTTAATATTTTTACCTGCGCCTCCTGTACGAGCTGTCCCTAAATCATCAATAGTTGCGTTTTTAAAACGGTCGATTTCAACACTACCACTTGTTGGTGTTCCACTATAATTTTTGTTTTTTATCTGTTCAGATACACATATTTTTTGTATTGACTCGATTACTTCACCGTATAATTCAGACAATTTGTCTAAATCATTATCATTTACATAAATACTTAATGCGTCTTGTCTAGCCATTATAATTCACTCCTTTATCATAATTAAAAAGCAGTTATACCGCTTTTTGTATCAAAAATCTTATTAGTATTTGTATCATTTTTATTATTTTTATTTGAAAAATCTGTAGGTGGTGTATTTTTCAATTTATCGGTAACACCGTCCTCGATACTTTTGTTATAAATTTTAGTTAATTTATCAATGTTTTCTTTTGTTTTTGTTGCATCCAAATCAACAACAAAATCTACTAAGCCTATAGGAATATTTTTAGCAATTAATTGTTCTTGAGCTTCTAAACGCCTTTCACGTATTGTAATTTCGTTTTCACGTTCTTTTAATTCTTTTTCGTATTTTGTTCTTGCTTCTTTTTGTTTTTCTTCTTCTGTTAATTTAGCTTGTCGGCGTTCTTCTGCAATAGCCTCCGCAATAGCTATTTTAATAGCTTGTTCGCTTTTTGTTTTTTCTTCATTTCTTATTTTGCCTGCTAAATTATCCATATCTGCTTGAGTAAATGTTTTACCAGCATTTACGACCTCTTTATTTGATACATTAGCTGTATTTGTATCATGAGTATTAGTATTATTTTCCATAAAAAATAACTCCTTTCGGTTTAACGTCTCTCGACTAGTGTATTAAATAAAAAACACTAGTTAATATCTAGTGTTTTGTAATATTCATCATAACTTTTTTTTGCTTTTTCGGTAGCTTTGTCCGTTAATTTATAACATTTGTCTTTTTCGTCATAATAATACCATTCTTTATTAGTTAAAAAATAAGGTTGTTCAATCAACATTTTATAACGCCTCCTTTAAATATATTTTAATTGCTTTACCTAATTCGTTAGGTTTTCCACTATAAGCATTAGCAAAACATTCCGCAAAAAATTCCGCCGATGAAGTTTTTCCATATAGAGATAATTGTTCATCTAAATTAAAACTACTATTATTTTTAATTGCAATATCAATTATATCATCCTGTATACTATCATATACTTTCTTTTTGTATTTTTTCCACTTATAAATATCTTTCAATACTTCTTTATATTCTGCGTAATTTTTCTTATTATACATCTTTAATAAATAAGTTTCAACTACATGTCCAAATTCATGCGTTAATGCATATTTACTAATATATCCATCGGCGCAAGGCATAAAATGACCTTTTAAAACTGCTTTTGATATACTGTTTATATGCTTATTATAATCATTATAATATTTATTTTCTAAATATATACCCAAATTTTTTAAATCTCTTGTATAACTTGTAAACGCTATACAATCATTTTTATCACTTCTACTTACCATTAACCCATTATTTTTAATATAATCTTTAATAGACGGATACTTATTCAACAACACCTTTAAATGATTAATATTACTATTTACTAAGTTTTTATCTAATGTGCTCAAACGCTTATTATTATAAGTTATATTATCTTTTGTAGTTATCAAACCATCTGTTATATTTTGAATGTTGTATTGTTTTATCCAATCGTTATATTTAATATTGTTTATCACTTCTGTTTTACCTGTGAAAGGATTTCTTGCCCTACGTTTTAATTCTTTTTCAACTTCATCGTTTATATATGCTCTTGTTGTGCTTCTGCAATTAGGATGTAGTGGTGGGAAGTTGATACCCTCTTTACGTTCACTGTAATTAAAAACTTTGTGGTCGTATTTTTGGCATATTTCACTTGTTCTAGTGTCCAATGTAGCCATAAAAACATATTTTTTAGCACCTAACTCCTCACATGCAAGAGCGTCCGCCGTATTATTAAAGTGATTTGTTTCGGTTCGTATTAAACGCTCACTATAATATTTACTAACATTGAACCTATCACGTATTTGTTTAGCGGTTTTTTGGATACTTTGTCCGCTTAGAAGTGCTCCACCTAATATAGTACTTAAATTATCCGCTAATATATCAGTATTTCCCCAAATGCGCTCACTATAATTCTTGCCACTCCATTTTTCATTTAATAACGTGTTTATTAAATTATCATCTATAGTACTAAAATTAAAATCGTAGCCCGTTCCCATTTGAGTATCATACAATGTTTTGTAATAACTATGATTAATAACGCCTTTGTAACACAATCTTTGTTGTAATTCTTCCTTAGGATATATTAATTTTGCTTTTGCGTATATCTGCGCTTGAAGTTGTTCCATGCGTGTTATACGTGATTTGTAATTATTTAAAACATACTTGTCTAAACCTTGTTTTTTCATCTGTTGCCATTGTTTTTGTGTTTCACTACGTGTTAATAATTCTTTTAATTTCTGTACATCTAGACCGGTTTCGTTACCATAGTTCTTATAAATACTATGCAATTCTTTGTCTATATTTCTATATGCTTGTTCATATATGTTTTTTACATTTTCAATATATTTTTTACTTTGTTTTTCGCTATCCGTTAAGCGTTTAATGGTTCTTTTATCCCAATAATTAGCAGTTTTACTCATCTGCTACCACTCCATTATTGTTAATATCATTCATTTCATTACCATTATAATATTCATCGTTATAATTTTGATTGCTACGCTCAACGGTTTTAAGTTCTACTTCTTCACTTGCATCTTTAACAAATGATAATTGACTTACTAGTGTTTCACTGCACAAATGGTCGCTTAAATTGTTTATCATTTGACTAGTTTCAAAGTCGTTCGATGGTAAATTCCTTTTGAATACTGCATCAACTTCTTCAACCGGTACTTTTTCCATTTTAGATAATTTAACTAGAAAATTATTGTACAATTCAAATCGTTCCATCAACCCTTTTTCCATGTAACGCTCTTTATTTTTGATATTTTGCTCAAATGAAAGTAATTTATATCGGATAGCTACACCACTACTATTACCAACGAAATTAACATCACTCATATTAGGTGTCATGCTAATTTTGTGTATATCATTTTCTATATTTTGTCGTAGTATATCAACATCGCTTTCATGTAGTGTTTTAACTAAATATTCAACCTTTGCGTCACTTGGTATGTTTGCTATCATTCTACTATCTTTCAATAGACCGGCTTGTTCTTCATCAAAATCCATACCATACATACATAGTATTGCGTCAACAAGTTGTTCTTTATCGTTTATTCTATCGCTTTGCAGTAAATTATATGCATCTATCAAACTTATTACCGGTTCAAAGTCCCCTAGTAAATCAGGATTATTTTTGTAGCAAATTAAAGGAACTTTACCGAAAGCATGATATTTACTTTCACCTTGTCTATTTAAACGTTTTGTGCTTGATTTATAGTGTATTTCCTCTTTATCATCTATATAAATTATATCCCAATATTTAAACACGTTACCCTCAAGAATAGGTCTATATATTAGAGCAAATAGTTTATTATGTTCGACACTATCATCGTATACTATTATCGCATTATCATTATCAATTTCACAACTTTTAGGTTCGGCGTTTTCATCTGCATAAACATATTCATATTGATACCCGAAAATACTTACATCTTTCGCAATTTCCATATCTAGGTCGTTAATTGTTTGTTTTTTGTACGCATCTAATACAGGTTGTATATCAAAAAGAGGCTCACCGTTGTCACCTTGTGTGACTTGATAATCAACTGGATTACCTAATAAATAACCTATATTAGTATCTGTTATGTATTTAGCATGATTTACAACAACTTTATTATTTTTCAATGCATTTACTTTTTCACGTTTCTTAATATTGTGATTACCAATATAATAATTACCCAATTGTTTTAAACGTTCGTTATACTTTTCATTAAAATCTATAATATCATTTAAAATTTGATTATTTATCTTAGTGTCTCTAGGCAACGTATACACCTCTAATACCTCCTTTTATATCCATATAGGTTTATTATATACCTTAGGAATTTTAACGCCTTTAATCTGCTTATTTAGGCCGTATCTCATGCCATCAATAGTATGATTAAATGCGTCAACGGGTTCATTAATATACTCACCCGTTTTTTTATCTTTTTTCCATGTATAATTTTCTAATTCTTCTATTGTTTTAAAACAACGTTCATCCACAATAAGTTCATATTGTTGTATCCATTGTATACCATGTATTACACTATCTTTACCTTTTTCAGCGGGTTCAATGTTCACGCCTTTGTCTCGTATTTCTGCTATACTTTTAGGTTCTGCGCTATCACCGTATGACTTGTCCTTGTTCAAACCTAAATCAATCATTACACTAGCGATTTCATCATTTTTCATTCCTTTACGTACATATTCACCACATACGTATATTTTCTTTAGTCGTTCAGTGATATATCCCCAAACTATAGCGGATGGATCATTAATATAACCAAAATCCAAACCTATCCAACGTGTCAAACCTTTAATATCTGTATCAGTTACTATTTTAACAGTGTAATTAGTAAATACCAATTTATCTAATGTTGCAAACTCCCCTAATGTATAAATACGATAATATGCAGGATTTCTATATTGTAAATTTTCCAGTTCTGCAACGTATTCCGGCGGTAAAAACTTATTATCTTTGTATGTTGTTTTAATTACCAACACGTTTTTGTCTAATTTATTAACAAAAAAATAATTATATACCCAATTGGCTTTGCTTATAGGGTTAAACATTAAATATATTTGCGGGTATGCTTCTGCCGGTCTTAAACGTAAATTTAATTGTGTAAATTCTTCCTCAATTAGTTCTGTAGCTTCTTCTATTACAATATCGGTTATACCTGTTATAGATTTTATTTTCTCAGGGTCGTCAAGTCCTTTGAAAATAAAAATAGAGCCGTTTGGAAGCTCTATTTCCATATCACTTTTATTTATTTTACAAAAGTCATATATTCCACTTTCTTTTAACAAATCAAGCATCAAACGCCATACAGAAACTTTGATAGTATTTTGAACTTTTCTAATAACTAATACTCTACGTTTGTGATTTAATGCTTTTAATAATATTTTCTGCATAGCACCGTATGACTTACCGCTACCGGCACCACCAACATAGACTTCAATTCTATGTGTGTAATCATCTATTATATTATAGATCCATTCGTTGAAGCATTTAAGATTTAAACGTTTTTTCATTTAAACCACTCAGTACTAACTTGTTTAATTTCTTGCTTTTCAATAGGTTTCTCGCCGATAGTATCTCGGATAAGTTCATACGCTTTTGTATTACCTTTCATCGCTTGATTAAACAATGCTATGCAGACCGCTAATTGATTATTTATATCTTTATCATTAACACCTAAATTTTTAATTTGTTCTTTTAATTTAGGATTTTCAAGAGGCAATTCTAGTAATAGTTTTAATTGCTCTTTCATTGCTTTCCTTCTACGTTTACTTTCTGCGCCTGCTTTACCGCCTTTAGAATGTATTTCTCTTTCTTTTTCTATATCACCCGTTCCGAAACTTTTTAAATTTTCAGGTGTACCTTTTTGCTTACCTGCCATTTAATTTCACCGCCTTTTTTCCTGTTAGGTTTTCCCATCTTTGTATAATTACATCTACATACAATGGATCTAGTTCCATCATATAACATTTTCTATTTAATTGTTCACAGGCAATTAATGTCGAACCGCTACCGCCAAATACATCTAAAACAACATTATTTTCATTACTACTATTCTTTATTGCTCTTGCTGGAATAGTAACAGGTTTTTGAGTAGGGTGTTCATAATTACTAACTTTTTCTCTATCTTCATTCCAAACATCCATTTCATCGTGATTTGCATTCCATATATTTAATTTGTCGCCTTTTACACCGAATAAAATCAATTCGTGTTTTGTTCTGTAATAAGTTCCTAAACCAAAATAATTTTTATTCCATACAATCATTGATTTTTGATTAAATGCTTCTTTAAAACATCTTTCTAACTGTGAATAATGTTTCCAGTCCATACATTCATAAACTGATGCGCCATCTTCAATATTTGTATAAATAGTTGAATTAAAATCAATTAAAAAATCATCAAATGCTTCACGTGACATATTATCATTTAATATTCCACCCCAAGGTTTTCTTCTATCCTTATCAACTCTTGATGAATAATCAGCGTTATAAGGAGGGTCTGTAAATACCATATCAGCCTTAACACCATTCATTAATTTTGCTACATCTTCTTCTTTTGTGCTATCTCCACACATTAATCGGTGCGAACCTAATTGGTATATATTACCTAATTTGGATGTTGCTTCCTTAGGTATTTCGGGTAGTTCATCTTCAACTATTTCATGCTCGTCCATATCTATCAATTCTGTATCAAAACCAAAGTCAAGCATATTCAAATCGATTATATTACTTAATTCGTCATCAAGCAGTTCAAAATCCCACTCAGCAAACTCACTTACTTTATTATCGGCAAGCCTAAAGGCGTTGATTTGTTCCTCGCTTAAATCATCGGCTATTATACAAGGTATTTCATTTCATTTAATTTTAATTTCTTACTTGCTTTGTATCGTGTGTGTCCTGCTACTATTACATTATTTTTATCTATCACAACTGGAACTTTAAAACCGAACTCCTTTATACTATTTGCCACGTAATCAACCGCTTTATCGTTTTTTCGGGGATTTTTAAGATAAGGCTTAATGTCCTTTAGATTTTTAATTACTATTTCCATTCTTGTCTCCTTTTGGTGTACGTTTGCGACTAGTTTTTTTGTTTTCTTTTATTTCTTCAATCACTTCAACAAATTGTAATTTATGAGCGTTTGCACCTAGCAACGTATCAAGTCTAGGTTTATCAACTATAAACTCCTCGCCTGCCTGCGGTACACGTTTTAATTCATTATCAATAATATTGTGTTCTGCATATTTATCAGTTGCTTTAACTTTATATTTCATTTTCAACTCCTCCTTATAACTTGATTTTTTATCGGTCAATAATTCACCCCATATATCTTTTTTCTGTGTATATTTAAAATCAAATGTACCTGCTTTGTTATATATTTCATGTACATCCAAATTAGACATATCAAAATCTAATACTATACCATTGTGTTTATTAACTCCCATTTCGTCTAATATAGGTAGTTTAGTACATATAACTGGAATACCCATAGTAAGCGCTTCATACAACCCATAGCAAAAACCCTCAGTATCACTTAATACCACTAAATAATCACTATTTGCAATGTATTGTCGTATGTTTAGTGTTGGTTTTCTAGATATCACGTTTGGGCTATCAATATTTAAACTACTATTACTAAATATTTCTAGTTGATAAAATATATCCGCTTTATCCATTTCTTGTATTAAATATTCTAAACGCTTACCGCCTTTTTCATTGGTTAATCGTTGCGGAGCTATCAAACGTAATAATTTGGGTTGTTTTTCAATTGTTATAGGGTTGTACGCAACCTCTATGTCTTTACCGGTCAATTGTTTAAAATGGTTAGCATTGTTAGTACTAACCGCATAATATTTATTTATTTTATCGCTTAATATAGGTTTATATTTTGGGAACAGTGACGGATCTAAAAAATCCGCATGAACGACTTGAATGTATTGATTTGCTGTGACTTTATCAATAATTTTAACAGAGTAATTGAAAAATGCTTTATCGCATTTAATAGGTGTATTATCGTATTTGATGCATCTTACATACTTTTTCATTCGTTCAATTTGCTTTTCATCCCCGCCACCGTAAATAATTGTTAAATCTCTATCATTATATTTTTTTGCTAGTTCATATAAAAACGTTTCAACGCCTCCTATACTAGCAATGTATTCTTGATAATAAATATCGCCATATTCTTTCATATATCCTCCTGTATATTAAAAAAAGAGTAACCACAATCAGTTACTCTTTTTTCTCAGTAAAAACCAACATAAGTACAGAAACGTTTTTGGATTTTAATAATAAGTAAAAAACCAAGGAAGAAACTCGACAACAACAATCATAGGACAAAATCTGCTTTATCTTTTGTACACTGTTATAATACCACAAAAGTTACTGTATTTTCACTATACACTTTTCAATTTTTCAATATATTTTTTTATTTTTTTATAATGGTATTTCCATATAGTCTGGCTATCGTAGTTGTATTTGGTTGCTATTTGCTCAACTGCGGGTGTTGGTTTCATTCCTTTACACGCTATTAAATAAAATAACTCATACTGCATACCTTCAACGCTTGCAAGTATGTCGTCCATGCGCTTTAAATACTTTTCTAGGCGTTTAATATTATTAATGGTATATAATATCTCCTCGCTTAAAGAAAGTCCCGTTACAGGGCTTATACTGTTTATTTCGTGCATATAATCCGCATAATTATCATGCTTAGCATTTGTCTTACTAACAACCACTTCTTTTAGGTGTGCAGTTGTTGAAAAATATTTAATATATATCATTTCTTTTTGTTCTTCTAATAATGCTAATCTGTTTTTATTTAATTCAAGTTCGCATTTTGTATCGGTATAATTTTTAAAATCACACATATACAGTCATCCTTTCTATTATTCATGGTACAAGTTTCTTGTTAAGCGTTTTCTTTCAAAGTGGTCTAAACACGTTTTGTATAAATACGTTTTATTATCACCTGTAACTTTATACACGTCATACTCAATAAAATGTTCATGTTCTTTTACTGCTACATATTCCAACATTATCAATTCACCGTTATCAGCACGTTTAATTATTAGCATACAAATTCCTCCTTTTAATTACAAGTAATATATCGTTTATTACTTCATTTATTTGTGTTTTATAGTTCTTTTTACTTTGTTTAGCATCTAAAATATATAATATTTCATCACCTATCACACACATTTGGAATTTTAATTTTTTATCTTCAACCATTTTTTCTAATTCTAAGGTATTACACAATGCACTGTATACCATATCTTTTTTTAAATCTTCAATAACCATGTTTAAATAATAATATAAATATTTGTCATTCATGTTAGTCAAACTCCTTTACTTTATTTTCATAATAATTAATTTTATTGTTAATGTCTTTCTTTTCTCTTTTGTATCTATTATCCAATTCTTTTAATTTAGCTTTTTCCATGTCGCTTAGCAATTTGTATTTTTGTCTTAATTCCTGTTTTTTCATTCGTCATTACCTGCCTTTTTCAATTCAATAACATTACTGTTTTTCTTTACCCATTTACCGTCAATATTTTTAGTTGCATTACTACATTTTTTTATCCAATTGTAGTAATTTTTATTACCTTGTAAGTTAAATAATTTAGGTGATATTACCGTTCCATCTTCCAATTTTTCAATTTCTTTTTCTAACTTTTGGTATGTATTTACACCTTTAGTTTTACTATCGTGTATCAAATTATTTTCATCTTTTTTACAATCTAAATTACTTTCCAATTTAGGCACTTCCTGAGGCTCATAAACGCCCTTTTTACCATCGATTGACGTGGTTTTACGTATTACTTCGACTTGGGTATTTTCGTCCGTTTTTGACGGTAAATTTTGCGTTGTAACAAGGGTTATATTTTCCGTTTCACTATGTAAAAATTCTTGTATCTTTTTACTATTTTGGTCTATAAATTTTTCACTATATATACTAGTCAAAATAGTAAAACTATCAATTAAAAAACTATAAAATCCAGCTACAAATTTACTATTTGTTAGAGTGATCCAAAAACCATAATTACTGTAAATACTTACCGCATATACAAATGCTATAATAGTAATTAATGCATATTGTTTATTGTCTTTGAAAAATGTATTTATATCCCCCAAAGAACCCACAAACAAACTGGTTAAAAATTGTACTACTAAAAATATAACTCCTAACACCAAACAGTTTAAATAATTACAATGTAACATCTCTTGTATCAACGGTATTGCATCCAAACCGCTTTCAATCATTCCAAAGCCGAGCATGGAAGTTATACACGATATTACCACCATTGTAATATTCAAACCTTTAAACCATGCACCCCGATTTTCCAACCTTTTAACCTTTGTGCATTTGCTAGAGGATTGCTTTAATTCTAGCATACCTTTTGTTTTTAACAATTCAATTTCTTGTTGCAATTTCATTTGTTTTAGTTCGTCTTTTAATTCTAACATATCTCTTTTGTTTTTATTCCTGCGGATATCTGTTTCTAAATCTTTTCCGGCTTCATCAATTTCATAGTCACTTATTTTGCCTGCAAATTTAGTATGTTGATGGTGTATTTTCATCTTTTGTAACCAGTTCAAATTATTTTTGTATTCATTGTAGTCCATTTTAATTCACTCCTTTTTAATATAGTTTCATGTAATAAATTATCCCTCTTTTTAATTCTATAGGGGAGTATTCATCTTGGATACGCATATTTGTATTGAAATTCAATTGCATAATATACATATCTCTATAGTATCTAACAATATCATACGTTTTAACAATGTTTACAATCATCTTAGCGTCATCCCTACCCACTAATTTTATATGCTTCCACCCTGCCTTATACATAATTTCGTGAAGTTCGTAAAAATTCTTACACGCTTTTATCTTTTGGGCCAGTTCATAATTCATATCATCATTTGTAATGTTTAAAAAATTATTATTTATGATATATTGTTTCATTTTTGTCCTCCTTCACTTAGTTACACTTTTTTTAAGTGGTTACACTTTTTTTAAGTGGTTACACTTTATTTTTTAAGTGTAACCGCTACAACCCGCATAAATAAAGGCTTTTCGAAAAAAGTTACTTGGTTACGATTTTTTTCCCTACCCTTTTTTCTTTTTTTTTTTTTTTCTTTTTTTCTTTTTTTTTATTTTTTTTATTTTATATAGATAAATTAAGTAACTACGTAACTTTTATTACGAAACGTAGTATTTATGCGGGTTGGGATAGGTTACACATTAAAATTAAATGCGTATTAAAAAAGTGTAACTTTCGAAACCGTAACCGCTATTTTTACACTTTTTGTAAAAACATAAGATAGTGATTTAAAAAAAGTGCAATCATTTTAAAAAAAGTGTAACCGCCAGTATAAAAAAAGTGCAATCATTTTAAAAAAAGTGTAACCGCTATTCTTCTTTCACAATTACTCTAGTTGCCTTACCCAACATTTTTATAATTTTAACCTCATAGCCCAACATTTTTAATCTTCTACTAAACTTGTTTTTGGATACTGCCTTAAGGTTACTATCTTCACAATACTCCATATATGCATCGTATACAGTACCAATTGCGTTATTTTCTATATTTGGGTAATCTGTAACATAACCTAAAACACTATCATTATCAATGTAATACTGTTCTGTAGCGTTTTTAATAGTTACGCTATTACTCAATTCTAAATTATTTTCGTAAATTCGCTTAATACCTTGCAATGCTAAATTCAGTAAATAACTTTTAGCATTGTCACTACTTAATAATTCATCTAAATTAAAAATTCTTTTTTTTACTTTGTTGGTAAATGGTATAATTAACAATCTTCTACTTATACCGTCACTTTTATCCTTAAATACTGGAGGTTCGTTTGCAGTAAATATCAAGGTAGCAGTGTTTTTGAGTTCAATTGGTTGACTATATATAGCTCTACAACCTATTGTATTACCTGACGCCATTGTTTTTAAATTCTTTGATTTTTCTAAATATATAGCATCAACATCATCCGCCACGTTAACTAATTTACCTGCCAAACTTACCAAACTTGTCCCATCATCAAAGTTACTTATATCGATGTGAGAAGCAAGCTCACCGACCCATTTAGTAATCATTTCAACAAAAGTACTTTTACCATTTGCACCGCTTCCAGTTAAAAAGAATAATTTGTGTGGAAAGCGATTGATTAATAAAATGTGTCCGAGTATTTCTTCTAATACGGTTCTCATGTCATCATTACCATTAGTTACAAAGTTTAGAAAATCATCAACATTTTTATCGTATGCGGTAGGTTCGTAGGTTACATCTAAAAAATATGGTGTAAAACCGCAATCATAATTTACGACTTGGTCTTCTACTATTACTCCGTTGCGCAGTTTAACATTAAAATTTTTATTATCTTCAATCAATTCCGCATATATAAACAACTGCTTTTCAACTTCTGCGTATTGTCTGTGTTTTAATGCTAAATGTTTAGATATAGCTTTATTCAACTTAATCATATTTTTGTTATAGTTTAAACCGTTTTTAAAATATAAATTGTAGTTGTATATTTTAACATCTAACTCCTGCGCTATAAATTTAGCAAATTCAATCATATCTTTGATATCACCATGATAAACCCCATCATGCACGCTTTCTCTATTTGTTACGCTTTCGACAATTCTTGATATTTCGCTATTATTCAATGTGTCGTCAAATACGTAATTATTTATAAAATCTGCTACATAGTTTAAATCTATTTTTAATTTAGCATCTTTCACTATAGATAAGTGCTTGAATATTTCTGTATTACGACCGTCACCATCTTTTAAACTCATTAAAATATTGTTTTTTGCACGTGGCAAAGGGTATAATTCAATAGGTAAAGTAGGTAATTTACCAAAATTTAAGTTTTCTAGTGGATAACTTGTTTCACGTATTAAACCATTTACTTTAATAACTCCCTGTGAAGTATTACCGCTTTTATAATCAACTTTAACTCCTGCTACCGTCATCATGTTAACCCAATTTTTAATAGCGCTGTCGGTAGGCGCTTTGTAATATAAATGGTATCCTCTAGTAGTTTTAACTTTAAATGTCGGGTATTTTGAAAAAATGTAATTAACTATTGTGTTTATTTTTTCGGTTTCTTTCTCATCATGTATGTCAAAATCTACAATTACAGTTGTATTATTTAGTTTTATACCTGCATTTTGTAAATTATCTAAACTAGTGTATGTAGTATCAAAACTTTCCAAGGGTTTTTTATTTTCATCCAGTTTTAAATATTTAAGCACATTTATCCCTCCTTTTTTAATATAAATTCTTTTTAACTAGTGCAATATAATAGTTTAAATCTAGCTTAGATTTATCGAAACTTTTAATATCTTCATTGTGTATAATATTGTGGTCGCTTGTATTAGCGATTTTTTGATAACTATCACCTTTTCTTTTATATATACCCCAATATTTTTTATCATTTGTAGCGAACACTCTGTTTACTTTTTGTGTTTCAATTAATTTAGTGTCATCTTCTAAGCCATACTCATAATACATACCCTCATACGTACTTCCCATTTTAGCTATTATTTGAAATGGTAATAAATCATTTTTCTTGTATGCTTCTATTATTGTGTCCTCTATCGGTTTATTGAATATGTAATAATTAACCAAACATCTATCGATAATAGTTAATGTATTTTGCATAAAATTACCGCTTTCATATTTACTAAAACGACCTTTAGCCTCAATTTTGCCATTTTCAAATTGTATAGCATAGTTATTAACATCTCTTTGCGCTATTTTATTTATTTTATCTATATCAAATGTTAAATTGAAACGTTTTTCAAAATCTTTTACGATTTTTATAATTGTGTTATAATTATGTAGTTGATATTTCACTACCAACCCATCTGTATTACTTTGTATTAACTGACAATAATCTTTTAATTCTAGTATCAATTGTGTTAAAATAATTTGTCCGTTGATACAAATATTATTTGCTTGTTTTGGATCGAAAAGTAAATTATATTTGCTTTTCATAGCTCCAAAAGTAGCATTGATAAGTATTTTGTATATCTTTTCTTTAGGGTTCTTTTCTGCTTTCAATTTATACCTCATACTGCGTAATATAGTAAACAATTCCGGTTTTGTGCTTTTTCTACTCATGTATCCATCAACAATTATTAAACTTGGATAATAACTACTAACGTCTATGTGTAGGAAGTATCCACTAGCATTATATTTTTCTATTGCTCCATGTATACCGCCAAAACCGAAAACATGTTTTACCCCACAAATAGTAGTTTTTAATTTTCTACTTTCAATTTCTTCATAATTACCACCACAACGGTAATCATATTCGCATTTTTTGAAGAAATTTTTAATATCATCGGGAATAATATCCCAATTTATATTTTTATCGTAATCAATATGTAATCTGTCATTCGCTATGGGTTTATTTGAGCATTTTAAAACTTTAGATGCTAATACAGCTCGTGTATTTTTTACACATTCTATCGGTAAATTAAATTCTTCTTTTATTTCAAATTTACTAATAAAATAATCTTCTCTTATTTTAAAAAGTTTTTCGGTGTCAGTAACATCATTTTTACAATATTTAATTAATAACTGCATTTCTTCATCTGTGCACTTTCTATCTAGGTTAAAGTCAATAGGTGTTTCTACGATTGACATACCCAAATTAGCTTGACTTGATTTCAAACCTACTCCCAGTGGGAGTTCTTGCATTACATCAAGTGTTATCATATTTAATTTGTAATAAACTTTTTCATTTTGGATGATTTTATTTGAAATTTCATAAGGGTTGTTGTGTCCTAATAATAAAGCTGATAATATAATGTCATCGTAATGATAATTATTAAATCCTACTAGGATAGAGCATTTAGCTCTATCCATGTAAGATTTTAGTTTTTCAATATCATTATAAATCGTAGTGTACTTGTTGTTTTCTTTGAAAACTACCAACCAGTCATATTTTAGGACTTCAAAGTCGTAAAATATTACCATGGTAATTCCTCCTCATTAGCTATTGGTATAAAAACTGCTTCTGCAGATTTTGTAATTTTGTAATTTGTAAAACCATTTTTACCTGTTTTCTTTTCAACATCACATTGTAAACCTGCCAAAGAACCATTTAACTCATTTGCTAACGTTTGTAAATCAACATACGCCTCTAGTGGTAAGTTAACCTCCAAATCATAGCATAATTTGTTTACCGCTTTAATACTTCTTTCGGCTGTTTTTTCTGTAAAATAAAATGGTGGGAACATGTGTCGTCTATCGTTTATTATTGAACAATCGAACGATATCCATTGTGTGCCTTTAGAATTTTCTTTAAATGTTACTTTTTCTATCAAACAAGTGTATGTTCCATCTTCAATTTCTTCAAAGTTATTAACTAAATCCTTGCTTGGATCATATTCTTTCATTATCTTGCTAGCTATATCATATAAATTCATAATCATTATCTCCTTTTCTATTTATTACTATTTTTAGTTGTTGCAGTTTCTTTAACTAATGCTCCTGTTATATTTTTTAATACATTTAATAGGGTTTTGTTTTGTATGTCGCTTTCTTTATAATTTTCTCTTTTGCCATCGCATAACCTAATAAAATTATTGCCCATTTTACGTGTTCTAATGGATAAATCACATCTACCCATACACATATTGTAATATTTTTGCTCTAGCGATGGTTTTTCGTATGTAGTGTTTTGTTCTGTAATTTCTACAACGTGTGATATAAATACTACGTTGTAGGGTAATTGTGTTAATTTCATCATTAGTTTTTGCCATATCACTTTGACTTCCCTGTAGCCTTTTCCATATCCTATATCTCCTTCATCCTCAACATCATATTTTTTACACACAAAATTTGATACCATAGTTTTTACATCATCTATCAAATCAATTATTATCGTTTCAAATGAATGATTTGTATTTTCTATTTCATCTATTACTTGCATGAAAGTTACAAAATCATGTACCTCCACACTAGGAGTACTTATTTTTTTAGCATTTCCGTCTGTGTTTATGATAATTGGGTTTGGAAATTTTCTAGCTAAATACGTTTTTCCTGACATGCTTTGTCCCCATATGAAATAATTTTTCGGTGTGATATCTACTTTCTTAGGTTCATTTTTAGGTAATAAACTCATATTTACATCTCCTTTATTGTTTTTACTATTTCCAATACTTTGTAACTGTTTGTTTTGCTTGTTATTACTATTTTTGCTATTGCTAGCAAATCTTTTGCAAGTTCAATATCATCATAATAAATCGCATTTTCTAATGAAGTTGTTACTTTAACTCCATTTTTATCTAAATAAGAAATATACACATATTCATTATTATCTTGTAAATAACCTACATAGTATTTAGTCATTATTTCGCCTCCTTTTTATTGATTAATAAATAACCTTTTTTATTTATTGTTTTTACAACTTTGTATTCGTTGTATATTATAGGTTCTTCCTTTTTTAATTTGCTTGTATCTATACTAGTTCTTTCGTAACTAGTAGGTAATACTCTAGTTAATTTTGTTTCACCTGTATCCAAACTTAATATATTTTTTTCTTCAAATACTTTGTAAATCTTATTTTTTAAATCTTCATACTGATTTACTATATCATTGTATTTACTTATAGCTTGTTCAACGGTTTTTAATTTATTTATTGATTGTATTAGCTGATTGCCATAAAACAATTTATTAAATTCTTCTTCCGTCATGTCAGGATTTTTCTTTAATTCTATAAGTGCATTATGAAATGTTACAATACGTTGTAGGATTTTACTCCACACATCTTTGTCTCGTTCAATTACATATTCAACAATGTTATTTTCATCAAATGAAAAATCAAAATATTCATCGTTACTTTCTAATGAATAATCTATACCAGTATAAAAGTTTTTAGGTCTTTTATAACCTATAAGTCTACAACTATTTTTATTGAATAACTCCATGTAGAACTGGCATTGTGGAGTGTAGTATTCTACATCTAATTTAGTGCCAAATGTTTTAATTTCTATTAGTGGTATTTCAGCATCTTTATCAATACCATCTGTATTACCTCTTAATATATCTTTAACTGCAGTATCTTCTTTGTATTTGCAATTATATTTTAAATTAATGTAATCTCTTATTACCGGCTCTAAAACCTGTCCATATTTTGTATATTCATTACCAGTAAACTCTTTCGGTATAATACCAACTTTCTCTTTTGCAAATTCAAAAATATTTACATTATATTTGCTATTTAACCCTAATATCGTTGGAAGGTCACTACCTCCTATATATTTATCTCTATTATTTATAACATTTTCATTCATTTAGTTACCGCCTTTCTTCATAATGTTTTCTTGTTCCCATAATTTAAAGTTAAAATCTTGTTTTTTATCAAGTGCTTTGTACACACTTTCATCTATAGTTTTTAATGTAATGAATTTTAATATTGTTACTTTCTTCTTTTGCCCGTTACGGTAACACCTACCGTAACTTTGATAATATTCTGTGTAGCTGTCAGTTGGTGAAAAATATATGATAATATTTGAGTATGTAAATTCAACTGCCTCGCTACCGCTTTTATAATTTGCAAGTGTTATACTATTGTGGATGGTGTTCCACTCATCTTTTTTCGGGTAATTTTTATCATCGCCGTTACATACAAATAACGGTTTTTTTGATTTTACAACACATTCTTTTAATAATTTAAATTCTTCAATGTAATTGTAAAATATAACTATATTATCGGTTGTACTTTCAATAAATTCTTTGACGTAATTTATTTTATCTTTCAATTGTGTATATAATTTTAATCCATGTCGTAACTTCATTTGATTATCATATATGATATCTTCATATACTCTATCTTTTTTAATTTTGTTGTATTTTGTGGAAGCTTTGAAATACACCTCCCTAAAAAGTAGATCCGGTAAATCAATAGCATCCTCTTTTGATAATCTATGCGATATACTATTCCACATCTTATTTAACTTGTTTTCCTCTTTCCAACCTATAATATCCATGTATCCAAATCTAGTAGTATAGATAGCATACTGATTTATAAATTGTGTTTTATTTTTAGTTAAATTAAATATTTTAAAATAGTTTATCGCATCCTCCCATCCGTTGGGGATAGGCGTAGCACTCAACAAAATAAATCCACTTGATATTTTACTGAGTGCATAACCTGCTTTACCCCAAACTCCACAACTATTTTTCAATCTATGACACTCGTCAAATATAATAAAATAGTTTTTATAATTCATATATTTTTTATTCAACATGTTATAAGTACATGTGTCATAGTTAATTTGTGGATAATGTTCTTGGATGGTTCTTTGCCATCCCCCCTCATTTATTTTACTAGCCGGTGCAACTATTAATAATGACGTGCTAGAATGTTTTAGATAGTGTTCTAGAGCCATTATGGTCTTACCTGTACCAGTATCACAATCAAAAATAAAATTAGGTTTTGTCTTTTGTAAATATTCTTTTTGGTATTTATATAATTGTATCAATTATAAGTTTCACCTCCTCTAGGCTTCTTACAACTGCACTTATCCCACCAGCTTTTTTTATTTGTTGTAAATGTATATCTTGCAAAGAACTTGTTTTGTTTGTTTCGTTCTTTACTTCTAATGCGATAAACTTACCTTTATAACAAATTAATAAATCCGGTGTCCCTGCTTGAGTGTACGTAGTACCAAAGTATTTAACTACATACGCTCCTTTTTGTTTTAAGTATGTTTTTATTTGGTTTTCAATGTTCTTTTCTTTCATAATCTAGACCTTATCTTTTATAAAATTCATAAATTAAATAGTTTAATAAGGTTAGTACTACAATTTCAATTGGATATACAATTTGATTGTATAGACTTAAATTTGAAAATTCAGTGAATAATATTTTTAAATCTACTAATATAAAATAACTGGTTACTCCCATCATTATTAATTTTAAAACTATGTTACTTATTTTCTTCATATTGTCATCTCCTTTTAATTAATACTATTATTAGTTTTCTTTCCTGCGAGGTACTTCAAAATATTTAATAATAGCGTGTACCTCCGCTTTTTTCTCTTTCCCATAATTAGTGCATGGAAAATCTTTTCTATTGTATAGGTTTTGCACTGTTTTCTTACTCCAACCGGTCAATTTTGAAAATTCATCGATTGAGACGAAATGTATTAGTTTAGCTTTTGTACTTATTTCATTTAATTTATTAATTAATTCGGTTGCTTTTTCTAGCTCTTTATCAATATCTGTATTTAACATTATATTTACTCCCATATTCCCTCCTAACCCTTCATACCGTTTAAACCGGTATGCTATAGTAAAAAATTTATCTCATTAAATGAGATATCATATATTTTTTCTATCATTTTTACCCGAGGTACAGTCGGGTAAGATTTTCCACATTCCCAATTACTTAAGGTTTGTTGGGATACACCTAAGTTTTTACTGGCTTGATTTAATGTCAAGCCTTTATTCGTTCTTAGGGCTTTTAATGTGTATTTATTATCATTAGTTTGTAATATAAATTTATCCACTATCTCACCTCCTTTCATAGTTTTTAATTATTGTGTGAGATATTTATATCTAAGTTTCAATATTTCTACTTCACGTAATATATCTTTTCTTGTTAATTTTATTGGTTGTTTCATGAGGTTAGTTCCTTTCTTTATCACTAGCTATGACTCTTAAAATTCCTATTAAGAACCATAATATAATTAATATTATAAAATTATATGAATTAACCATATTATGGTTAAGCATGAAATTGTAAATAAATAGTCCCATTAAGACATTAATTATTGTCTACATCCTTTCTATTGATTTTTTTTATTTAATTCTTCTTTTAACTTATTAATACTTTCTTTCATTTTTCGCCTTCTTTTACATGTGTGAATTAATTGCACCATGTAAATTATTAAAATTAAATATATTATTAAATACATTTTGTCACCTCCTTTCTTTTTATTATTTTCAATTTATTTTAAATTTTCTTTTATCTCAGCTAATATAAAATCATATAAATCGCTATAATGTTCGTCTATTAAATTCACAAATTCATTCTCACATTCTTCGTGATAGTTTGTTTCTATATATTCTTTTACCTCCGAAACTGTTATATATTCTTTAGGTATGTTTAAGTTATATATTATACACATTGATGATACAAATTCGATATCATCTGTGTATATATCTGCTGTAGTTTGTGGTCTAATGGTATATATCTTTTTTGCGTTGCCTTTAAATTCCACTTCTTCTTCTGTCATTACTTCATTACGATCTGCATCGTAATAAATATCAATTTCTCTTTCGTAATTTCTTTTAGTTTCATCGATTATAAAATCAATGATTTCTTCTTCATTTTCTTCTATCATTTTTAATATTTCATCATTTGTTTTTGGTTCTTCATAATCTTCATAATCTTCAACATTTTCAAAATGAGGGTATTCCATACCATCATAATCTTTTTCAAGATATTCCTCCACGTCTTCTAAAGTTTTAATATCTTTGTTTTCTTCAAGACCGTAAAACTTTTTTACTTCCTCTACATTGTTGTAATAAACAGTTATTCCTAAATGGGTTTCTTTAATAATCATAAAGCATCGTCCTTTCCTTTTTTTGTATTGCTTTGTTGTGAGTTTATTATATACCGATTAAACCGTAATGTCAATATCAAAATCAAATTTTTTTTAATTTTTTATAAAAAAATTTGATTTCCTTATAAAAAAATTAGTATTCCTTATAAATTTTTTTTGGTTTTTTATAAAAAAACCTTGTTTTAATCGTAATTTTATAGTATAATTGTAAATATAAGGAGTGATTAATATGAATATTGATTTATTAATTGAACGCTACAAAAAGCGGAGAAGTACTTACTAAAGAAGAAAAAAATTGTATTTAT